CCGGGATAAACTATTAACATCATGGTTAACAAGAACAACCAGAAAGCCCGCAATGGGAAGACAAAGAGGAAAACCCGGAATGGACAACTTCAGGCTACTAGAGAAGGGCCTGCGTCGTCTCGTTCAGGGATGCGCACAGGTATACCACGCATTCGCAATCGTGACCCGTACTCTATTGAGGTGTGTAACACCGAAATAGCAATGACTATCACAGGTACGGCAGCCGGTGGAATAATCCCCGCCGGTGGTAATATTAAGATCATGCGATTTGATGATTCTAGCACTGGTAATGCACTTAACAACAAGCACTGGATTACTAAGCTCGGTCTAGCTTATGACAAATTCGTTATTGAAGAGTTGTCAATGAAATTTGTGCCTTCATTACCGTTTACTGCAGCTGGAATGTCAGCGATGTATTTTGATTCCGATCCATCTCGAACAACACCCCCAACGAGTGTGGCATCGGTATCCGGTGACATGCGCGCAGTCTCAAAACAGATTTATGCTGAGCTACCACTCAAAGTGCTCCGCAACCAGCTAAATCGTTTGCCGCAGTATGAGACTTTCCCAGGCTCTGGAGACACCGGTGTAGCAACCGTTGGCTCTATAAACTTTGTCCACGATTCCATTGCGATGCCAAACGCAAGTACCACAGGAAATATCACTATTGGTAACGTATGGATGACATACAGGATCAGATTGATTAATCCTTCAAATGCAGTAGCATAGCAACCAGAACCTACGGTTTCTGAAATACCCTTGGTAGAAAGCGTGATCAGCTATGTAGGGAACACAATTTCTTGCCCTTTATTTACAACAACAGGAGTTTCTCCGCTCTTGACAACATTAGCTGGCTACCTGCTAGTAGCCGATGATCCCGCGCCCGGAATGAGACTTTTACCTCCAGGCACTGTAACAACTATTACCAGGGTTTTATCTGGAACAACAAATCATTATTATGCAGCAACCGTAGGCACCATAACTTACAGGATCTTATTAAATTGGGCACGATCAACTAATCAAACAGGATATCTAATTTCAAATAACTCAACTACACCAAATCCTAGTGTTCTAGGACTCATAGCCCCAACCTTGCGTAGACTTAGACCAGTCAGGCAGCGTACCCCCCAAGTATCCGGACGGAACCGGGTCGGACAGCAATCTGCTCCTAATCGTAGTATTGCCCGAACACAAGTAGTGAGGGAGGACGGCAGGCTAGTTTATCAAACCAATCCCACTAGTAACAACAATCACACGCGTGGGTATGCGGAGACAAATGATGCCGCCAGAGATGGCGATGCCATAGAACCAGTTACCTTGGACATACGAGTCATGTCACGGGATAAGTCTGATCTATGATGACTCTCTACGTCTATCACACGACAATAAACTGTAGACAGGTTAATAGCCTGGATGTCTATCACACGACATAAAACTGTAGACAGGTTGGTTACCTGGCCGCTTCAATTTATTGGAGCCACATGGAAGTTATCTGATTCTATCCATGACTCTATTGCACGAGAATAAACTGCACACTTCTGGTTCATCGCCCGCTGTAGGTAAGACCCAGCGGTTTAAGAGGTGACATAAAACTGTAGACAGGTTG